TTCAAATTTATTAGCATCGTTAAACTTAGCATAAAACTCTACAATTACAGGCTTTGTTTGATCATCACCAAAAGCTTGCTTTTCATTTATTTTACTATCAAAATTATCATCTGTAATAAACTCTTGACCAAATGAATTAAAAGTAATTAATAGTAAAATTATATTTAAGTATTTCATATTATCTACCTCTTTGTTGTAGCTCGTACAAGCGTTCGTCGATTTTATCTATAGTTTCTTTTATTTCCTCTACATCCTCTTGAGTATCCATAATTGTTTGACGAATTAATTCATCTTTTAAATCATATTCAACTCTGTCAATAACAGGTACCGGTAGTTCTTTAGCAAGGGCTATATCAGCTTGTAATGCAAAATAAAGCGTTGCTATTGAAACTGCTCCTCCAATAATTAGTCCTATTGTTTTTAAATCTAATGTTACTTTGGTATCTTCACCTATTTGTTTAGCCATTTTATTTTAATGTTATATTTAATCCTACAGATCCGTTATATATTTTACTATCCCAAAACTTAGTGTATTCGCCTTCTACAAATACTCCAATGCTTTTGCTTAATTTCCATCCAAATACTATACCTGCTTGATAATCCTCCCATTGCTCTAACTCTGAATCTTGTCTTAGTCCACCAAGTCCCCAGTTGTTTCTATTTAAATAACTAAAATCAACGTCGCCTTCTACATACTTATGATATGGTAATAAGTAAGAACCATAAGCATGAAGCCAAAAGTTATTTTTATAATGGTAAAAGTCAAAACCGACCACAGGTGATACAACACCAAACGGATCTAATAAATCCCATTGTTCATTATTATATCGATTAATTAATGATTCAAATATAGTATCACGGAACTGTAAATCGGTATAAGCTACTTCGTTTCCTTCCGGATCATACCAATAATAATCATATACATCTTCACCATCAATATTAATAGTAACCCATTGATCAGTATAACCGTAGTTATAACCTAACTGATACCAGTAATTAACTGGCCAACCATTATCATCTGTTTCATTTAACCATATTTCAATTGGATTATAGCCATAAGCTCTTTCATGTGTACGGTATATTGCACCTGCTGATAAACTAAACTTTTTACCAATAGGTAATTTAGCTCTAACCTCCGCTGATTTATATTTAAAATCAACTTTACCTTGTGCTCTACTTTCTAATTTAACCATGTGGTATTTACCACTATGCTTTACAAAGTATCTATGGTTTTTATATATCTCATCTCTTGATCTTTCTTTTTCAGTATGAAATACATATTCTAAACCTTTTACAGGTGAATTAGTAGCAGATAAACCTACATTGCTTTCTGTTCCATCGTAGTATTGTTTACCTTTTACTTCATAATCAAACCTAGCTAATTTACGTATACCAAAACCATATCTATAATCATAGTCATAATAATCTGTACCATCAACTACAACAGGTGGTGTATATAAATTACCATCAGGATTTGTTCTTACAAAGTAATCTTTTGGATTTTCTTTTGGATTTTCTATGTCACCCGCTACATATATAGTCCCATATTTTAAGAAATCTTTATATATTTTTTCAAAAATATTTTGTGAATTTAGTGTAAAACTTACTAAAAATAGTAGTAATGTAAGTAATTGCTTCATTATTTATAATTTTTAAACATTAATTTATATAATAACTTATTCCAAGCCTCTTGTATTTTGTCTATTAATTTTTTTACTTTTTCTTTCATTTTTTACTTTTATTATATAGTTAATAACAACCCCGCCTAACCATGTTGCTAGTAGATCTTTAGCATCAAATCGACCATAGTCAGCATAATCGTACAGCTCTTTTGCAAATCCTATGGCAAAAGCAGCGCTTGTAGGAGTTAAATCCATTTTATGTCCTACTACTTCTGTAGCTGCTCCAGCTGCAAAATGATAATATTTATCAGTTCCTATTGATTGCGTACTAGCACAACCCACAGTAACCACCGCAAAGAGGACAAGTATCTTTTTCACTCATGTTAAGGTTTTTTATAATACTGTATTTTACCATCTGGTCTTTCTATTTGTATATAATCAACACCTAATTCACCTGATGGTTTACCTGAATTAGGTCCTGTTAATGGTATTCGTTTTGTAAAGCCCATGTTTTTAAACTTTCGAACATCATTTTTAAATTTATCTTTTAATTTTTCGTCTTCAGCTTCTTCTTTTTTAATAGTACTTTCTCTACCCCAATACGGAAGACCTACGTTCCAACCAGACCAGCCAAGCAATAAAGCAACTGTTTGCCATGTTTTAGTTTCTTCATCAAAAGCTTGACCTATATTCATAGCTTTTCTAAGTACACGATCTAGTGGTAAATTTGTAGTAGCAGATATTATTTGAGACACTGCTAAATAAGCGGGATTATCTAAACTCCAGCCTCGCCTTTTTATTTCGTCCATGTTCCAGTCAAATGTTTTAGCTGCTGTTCTTAGTTTACGAACTTTAGAATCTAGCACTGGAGAAATATCAAACACATTCCATACTGTATCTCTATATTGTGTAGTTTTCTTTTCTGATTCTTCAGCTACACGAGCCGCGACATTTTTAACTGTAGATACTATAGCTCCACCAAAACCTAATCCAAACAATAACGAGTCTAGCATACCGTTTGCAATACTAGCAGCGTTTGCTTTTTCTTTTTCTTCTGGCTCATCTTCAAATGCTAAAGCAAATAAAGCTTGTTGTAATCCATTAAACACTAGGTTTTGAACACCTACATAATATATTATGCTAGATAAATTACTTAAATCACTTTCACGCTGAGTCATGCCAGGTTTTGTACGTCTATTATAAAGATCTTGTATAGACTTTTTAGTCTTTCTGTTATACTGCATTGTTACGTTTTGAAACGAAAGTATAACACGACCAGCAAAACTAGCTTGTTGTTGTGATATTCTAGCTGGATTACTTGACTGTTGTGTTTCTTCTGCTATTGCATAAAAATCATCAAATGCTTTTGATTCAGCTTCTGCTTCTGTATATAACTTACCAGTTTTAGGATTAACTCTGTTTTGTAATGATTTTTTTCTATTTATAAAAAACGTAGCACCACCAGTAGCAATTGCTACACTATCCATAACTCTTGTAATAGCAAATCCTTTATCAAGTATGTAATTAATCATACCTTTTATACCACCTTGCCTACCAGCATCTGCAAGTTCTGCTTCATTTACATTTATTTTTAATCCATCACGTCTGTTTACAAGATAATCAGAGTTCATTAGTTTTAATACTGTAGGAAAATAATCTTTGCTTGTAAAAGCTTTTGCAGCATTATAAACATTATTATCACCCCAGTTTATAAAGTTAACATTAGATATTAACTGTAGTAAACCAGATCTCATGTTTAAGAACATAACCGCACCAACAGAACTATTTAACCAGTCCATCATTTCATTTACAATACGAGCACCGCTTCCAACAAATACTGGTCTATTACTACCAGACTTCATTCTACGTAATGAATCAACTAATGATTCTCTAAATTTACTTCCGTATAAAGCCTCTATTTTATTTAAGTTTTCAGGACTAAATATAATATCAGAGTTTTCATTAAATTCAGTCATTAATTCTTTTCTATACGTAGTATCTAATCCTCTTAATATATCTGTTGTTATATCACCTGCTAACCAATTTTTAGTAGGCGCTGGATATTCTTTATTTTTTTGAACAAGCATTACATTGTCAGCAAAAGGCAGTAATTCTAAATCACTTTCAACAGCTGATACTAATGCATCTATATCTCTTTTTGACATGCCTGGTATTTCCATACCTTGCTTGTTCCACATGTACACTCTAATAGCTTGTGATTTTGTGTATGGCCCAACACCTATTTCTTGCATTAATGGATTTTTACCATTTTTACTTTTTAATGTTGGAAAAGCATCTTTTAATGCAGCAAAATCATTTGCTACTGTCACTTTAGCAGATAGTAATTCTTGCTCTGCTTTATTATAAGGGTCCATTAAATTTTCTTTAATAAACTGAGCGTGCTTATTACCTTGCTTACCTTTACCCATAAAAGCATACATTAGACCCATAAAATCATCAGCTGATGGTGTAATAGTAAATTGATTTATAAATCTTTTAAATATACCTTTATCTTTTTGCTTACCTTCTAACCTTGCTCTAGCATCAGAATATCTTTTAAATGATTCTTTACCTGTAACTTCTTCTATTTGATTATTAAACTCATTGTTTAATCTAGTTGTTTTATCAGCTATTGCTTGTTGTACATCTGATTTAACATCTATTTGATCTAAAACGTTTTTAACTTGTTGCACGTTTAATAGTGAATCATCTGCAAAATAAAAATCATTATAACCTTCTGAAGCTTTTTCTAAGAACCAATCAGCTTTTGCTTGTGGATCACCATTACCTAAACCTGTTATATTAGATAAAGGTATGTTTAAACCAATATTTTTAAGAAATGTTTGTATAGCAGTAGCAGAAGCACCTGGTCTAGCTGTAACTACAAATATATCTTTAGGTCCAAATTTAGCTTGTTTTTTTCTAGCTTCACCAACCATAGGTCCTTCTAATGTAGATATATCTACGTTTTCAAAATTACTAAAATCAAACTCTGCACCATTAGCAGTTAATTCTTCTGCTTGTACAGCAAATTCACCTGCGGTTAATTCACCAGTTGTACCGTCTGGCATTGTGTATTTAACTTTTTCTTTTGTCAAAGCTAACGTGTCGTCAAAATCAAAAGCGCTTAATCCTTTTTCTTTTTTATCAACCTTTTGCGCGTTAACTCTAACATCTTGTGAATTTACTAATGTTTGTTTTATTTCAGTAGAATTTTGTTTTTTACTAACAATATCTGACGCAATATTTGCTGTTTTATTTCTTGCTTGATCTTCTAGTTTTAATATATCTTGAACAGTTGGTGTTTGCATTAACTTTTCAAAAGACTTTGGACTGTCTAAATTAAAATTAGATTTTTCACCTGTAACTTTTATATTAGCTGGTACAAAAGCTAAAGTTGGAGTTATATTGCCGTTTGCATCTGTTCCAGATCTTTTAAATCTAAAAACCATATCTACAGTACCTTCAAGTTTAGGAACTGGTAAATTTAATGGATTTTCACCCATATAAAACAAGCCTTGGCCTTGTATATTTATGTAATAAACAGGTGGTTGTTTTTTATTATATAATTCAGCTATAACATCAGCACTTACTGTTTCTTTAGTAGTAGTCGCTTTTTGTAATCCAGCTTTTTGAGCTTGCATCCAAGCTGTTTTTGGTATTTTTTTAGAACTAGTTGTTAAATCAACACCTTGTTTTTTAATATCTTTAGCCCAAGCATTTAATTTAGGTTTAGATTTTTTAACAATGTTGTCCATAACTGATTGAAGCTCGGGACTATATTTGTCATAGGTAAATTTAAAATCACCTGTATTAAAATCATAAGTACCATTTACACTGCTATACTGAGCATTGTCTAATTTAGATTCACCTAAAAATTCAAAACCATTAAGTTCAAATGCAAAATCAAAGTTTCTATATCTACCTTTTTCACTAGGTTTTTTTAGTATAACTTTTAAACCTGGAAACTTACTTTCTAATTTTATTGCATTGTTAATAATTAGTTGTTCAAAAGCTTTATCTCTTTTTAAACCTTCTGTTTCCATTACTTTTTCAACAAGATATTCAGTATCTAAAGTATCATTTTGTAAACTTTCTTCTGTTATTTCTTGTTCAAAAGTATTTTGTAAATTATCTGCTTCTTTTTTAGTTAAACCTAAAGCTTTTCTTATACTATCAATACCAGCCTTTATAGATTTTACAATATCTTTTGTTTTACTATAAGTGTCTTTAATTATATTTAAACCGCTTTTTATAGCTTTAGCTACTTGACTAACAGGCAGTCCAGCATATAAAGTACCAGCTTGATCTTGTATAAAAGAGTCTACGTTATCTATTGCGCTTTGTAATGTTTGTTCTATTGTGTCTTCTACAACATCTAAAGAAGTGTCTTCTAAGTTTCTTTTATCTAAATCAGATGCCACTTCGTCCATAAATTGTTCTGCGGTTAAATTAGAGTTTTTTAACTCTAACTTACCTTGTAAATCTTGCATAAAAGAATCATTAGCTTTTAACTCTTCTATTTGTTCAACTGCAATTCCTTCGCCTAATAAACTATATAATGATTGTTGTCTTTTTTCACTAGATTTAAAATAATCTCTAACGCTTTGAAGTTGATCTTCTGTTATTGCTGGTATATTAAATACAGGTTTTTTAAAATCAGTACGTTTACCGTTTTCAACTTTAGTAGTAGGCACTGTTCCTGTTTGAGTTATATTAAATAACTTACCAAATCTACGTTTTAAAGTTGCTATAGGTATAGTTCTAATAAAATCTTTAGTTACTAATCTATCAACATTTTCATTGTACTCAGTGCTGTTCCACTTACCTAATTGATTTTTTATTAACTTTCTATATTCTTTGCTTTTTGTTTTACTAGATATTTCTTGAGCTATTGATTTTGGAGATATTCCAATACTAGCAATACCTCTATCTATATCTTGTTGAATCATAGCTGTTTGATCAGCTCTTGTTTCAGGTGTAATTTTTTCAGAAATAACTTCTAATGATGCTGGATAAACTTTTGGTCTTTGTGGTATTTCTTGTCTAGTGTCAGTTTCAACTTGAGTGTCAGCTACTTGTCTAGCGCCTTCAGTATCTAAGCTAACACCTCTTTGACCTATACTAGCTTCAGAATATATTTCTTGCATTTTAGGCTTTAAAGAATTTGTTACATATGTACTCCAAGTAACACCTTTTGCAGGATCAAAATTATTTATAATTGGACCAAGCCTAGAATTAATAGCTTCTAATACTTTGTTTCTTGGTATTGTACCTGCCTCAGTACTAAATCTAACAGCTTCTAAGTATAGGTTTTGATTACTGTCTATTAAAGCTTGTTGAGCTTGATTTTGATCAGCTTTACTAGCATTAGGATTTTTTATTGTTTCAAGCAATGTTTCATTTATACCATCAGCAGAATCATCTACTTCTACGTCTGTTTCTTCTACAGTTTCGCCTTCTTGTCTAGTAGGTAAAATACTCATACCTACTGTTTCAGATTTTTCTTTTTCAAAAGCAGCTTTTTCTTCAGTAACTATTTCACCTAATCTATCGTTTATTTCATTTACTCTAGTCGCGTCATCTTTTGTTAAAGCAGAATCATCAACCTCTTTTATTTTTTGCTGTAATTTATTTTTTTCAATTAACAAATTAGATGCTTCAACATTTTCTTGTAATCCTAAAGGTTTTAACTGTTGAGTAGCTTTTGTTATGTTGTTAAAATTATCCTGTATATTATCAGCTTGTTCTTGGTTTATTTTACCTAACTCTAAATCTTTTTTTATTTGCTGGTCTATAATTATATTAGCATTTGGTACTTGAGCTATTTTTAATTCTTCTAAACTACTGATAGGTGTAGATAAATCTACAGGTTTACTATAAACTTCTGTAAGATTATTTACACTAAAATTAGGATTTATTTCTGCTATATTTTTATTAATTTTATTTATAGCTACAGCTTCTTGAATACCTTGTTTTACTTGCATTACATTTATAGGTCCAGAATATGTGGCACCACCACCTAAGCCTTGTAAAAACGCGTCGTTAACACCTTCAAACGGATCTTTACCGTTTATCATGTTTTGTGTTATTTGAGTAGCAACTTCTTCTATACCTTCACCTAACGCACCTGCTGGAGCTCCTGCTTTTTTAAGCGCTTGCTCATACATTTCAATTAATCCGTTTCTAAATATTTTTGCTCCTTGTTCTTTTCCTTCTTTTAATAATATATCTTTATATACTTTACCTAAAGTTCCACTACCAATAGCAGAAAAAACTGTTTCAGCACCTGCTAAGCCTATTGCTTTAACTGTTAAATCAAACTCGCTAGCGCCTGGATTTTCTTCTCTCAATCTTTCAAGTTCAGGTCCTAAAAACATAGGTGTTGAACCTGCTGCTAATCTTGGTATACTTGTACTAGCTCCACCAGCCATCATACCTATGCTTACAGGCGCACTTTCAGCTAAACCACTACCTAATTGTTTAAAACCATCCGACCAATTACCTTTTTTAAAGTTTTCATAAATACCTTGAGTATCATAATTTTCATTATTCCAAATAGCTTGTTCTTTACCTAATTTTTCACTTTCTTTTTGATAAAATTCTAATAAAGGATTTGATATATTAAAATCTTCTTTAAATTTTTTAGAACTAGCCTCAAATTCTTTAGGTAAAACACCTGCTTTTACTAATAAATTTTGAGGTAAAGAAAACATATCATAAAAACTTTCACCTACACTAAACATCATTTCACCTAATGTTGTACTTCCTTTTGCTAAGTCTACAGTAAATAGTTTTTCTAAATAAGATTTTTTAGCTATTTTATCTTTTTCTATTTGCTCTTTATCTTGTACGCTTCTTAAAGCTGTATTATGATCTTCAATTGCTTTATTTAACTCAATTAAAGTATCGTTATACATTTTAATTCTATTAGGAGCATCCATGGCATCCATTTCCATATCACCTCCGGATATTTGAATTAAATCAGTTTCAAGTTTATTTATATTGTTTTGAGAATTTTTAAAATCAAACTCCTCTACATCTATTTCAGGTTCTATAGGTTCTGTAGCTGAAGCAATAGTTAAAGGTATAGGTTCGTCTTCTTTTGGTTTTTCTTCTTGTTCTATTGGTTCAGTAGCAGATTCAAAAGTTAATTTTATAGGTTTTTCTTCTACAACTTCTTCAACTTCCTCTTCAACTTGTGGTTGAGGGTTTTTCTTCTTCCATTCCTCTACTTTAGCATATATCTCTTCTTGAGATAAATTCTGATCCTGTAAAGAAATAACGTATTCTTGTAGAGTCATTTAACTTAATTTGTTATCTTGTAAAAACTTATCTGCTTTCGCTTTTTTACCTTCTTCTAAATCAAATACAGCCGCGTCAGCTTGTACTGTAGGTATTTGATTAGTAGTAAATTGTTTTAAATAATTATTCATAAAATACTCTTTGTATTTTGTCATAAATAATTCTTTTTTATCTTGCATTAATGGTAAATCTTTTTCATATGACCACGCAACAAAACCTGCATTAGCATTTTGAGCCATTTGATCATCTTCTGATACACTAGTGTCAGCACCAATAAATACGTTCCATGCTGCAACTACTGATTGTTCTGAGCTTAATAAACCTGCTACTTCAGCATTTATAAATGGAGTTACTTTTCTTTCAATTTTATCTAAATCATATTTAAGTAAGTTTCTACCTTTACCCATACCTATATCTATAATTTCATAATCATAGCTACCATCAGAGTTTTTTAACACAAATTCTTCTGCTATTTTAGCTCCAGGCATTAATTCACCTGTTTCTGGATTAGTAGATCCTCCTGCCATAACACCAACCTCACTTAATAATCTAAGCATGTCCTTATTTATATCTGGAGTTTGTGCAACTATATCTGTGCCTGAGTTTAATAACGCATCTAACGCGTCGCTATTAATAATAAAAGGCTGATCAAGCATTGGTCCTTCAAATATTAATGATTGACTACCATTTGCGTTTAAATATAAAGAAATATCATAACCATCGCTTTTAGCAAATGTGGGTTTACCTGTTAATATAGCATATGCAACAGCGTATTTATAATTTTGATTAACATCATAATAAGTATCTTCTGTAACATTTAATTGAGATTCTATACTAGCAAGAAAATCTATAGATTTTTGAGGAGCTAACATTAAATGTTTTAATTGCTGATTTTCAGCATAACAAGTAGGATCAACACACGTATTGTTTTGTATAGCTGTTTTTAATTTAGCATACATATTACCTGTGCCTTCATAAGCTTTATCTAATATTTTAAAATTATAATCAGCATGATTAGCAATATATTGCTTATTATAACCAAGTGCATTACTCTTGTTTAATTGTTTTATAAACAGATTAATTCTTATGTTTTTATCTTCCATTATAATTTATTTATTTTAAGTGCCAAATGCACTGCTTAACATATCTGCTGCGCCGCCAATAGCACCTGTTAAAGCCGCTGTAGAATCAGCACGAGCTTGAGCAGCAGCTCCACGTAAAGCACCAATTTGATTAGACAGTCTATTAAGTTTCTGCATTTCTCTTTTATCTTTTTCAGCAAAAACAAATTGTTTACCAGCTACTTCAGCTTGTTGAATTCTTCTAGCTTCAGCCATTTGTTGTGTTTGTAATGTAGCTTCGCCTTGAGCTCTTGCTTTTTCATTTGCAACCTCCTGAGATTCAATACTTGCAGCGACTCCTTTTTTAGCTTGTAATGCTGCTTGAGCTAATGCAGTTGCACTACCCGCGCCACCACCAGTAGCTCTAATAGTGTCTAAAGTATTAGCCAGAGCTACATCTGATTGTTCTATTTGCATTTCAGCAGCTTGTGTAGCAACTGATAAACTAGCAAAAGGATTAGACAATGTAGAACTTAAATCAGTTACACCTTCATAAGGATTTATTATTTGCTGTCTATTTGCTTCTAATCTATTTAATTTACTTTGTAACCTTGCAGCTTCTCGCTCTCTACGCGCAGCTTCTTTTTTAGCCGCGCTACTAGCCATTATTCCGCCTATAATCTGGAGCCCTCCTCCTATAACCATTGATGCTGGATCCATATTTATTATTTTTTATTATTAATTTTATTGATAACCATTATTTGCTATATATTCACTTCCAACAGCAAACAACTCTTTTTCACCTCCAACATCTGTTACTGAGTCTGTTGCTATTGTTACTGTTGCAAAAAATCCTTTAATACCTGACATTGAAGAGCCAAAAGCTATTTCGCCTGAAGCTATAGGACTATTATTTATTAAATTTGCAACATATTTATTTTCTTTTCTATTAAAACCAGCGTAATTAAAAGGAGGTATAACAGCTGCCGTACCTGTATTAGCAGGTGTTGCTGAATCATAAGTTCCTTGTACATAACTATATACTTGAGCTGTTGTATCTTGAAAATCTACCCAGTTATTATTAGAATAATTTAAATTTTTACCTGTTAAATCTGAAACAAAACTATTTATTTGCCAACCATTACTTCCTTCATAATCAACAGTTTTAAAGTTTTTAGATATTGACACATTAGGATTAAAAACAAATGTAATAGAACTAGGTTGTATTGTACCACCATCGTTAGGATAAAATCTATTTCTTGTACCTGCTAAAGAATAATGCTCGTATAAAGAACCAAATTTCACACTGTAAAATTTATTACCTAAACTAAACATGTGGTCTGGTTTATAAGTAAAAAAGCTAGTCCAACCTTTAATATTTTCGTCCCATGTTAATGTTTCATAACCTCTTTCAAAAGAAAACTCATCTGCTCCAGACTCTTGAGTTGAAATTACATATTGTTTATTATATATGTCCCAACCACCAATTATTTTACCTGGAACTCCTGCTATATTTATATCTGTTCCTAACCTGTCTCTAAAATAATCTATCATATTAGCTGCAGATATTTCTTGTAATTGACCACCCGCTAATCTTAATATAACATTATTATTTTTATCAGAAAAATACTTTGCTGTTCCATATACAGCAAAACTTTGTGGATCTTTACTAATACCGTATTTACCCGGATAAGGTTGTATTGCCCCAATAACTAAATTAGAACTTGTTACAGTGCCTCCACCTTCTGCTGAATATATCGCGTCTTTATCTATTAAAGCTCTATTTATTTTTAACTCTTGAAATATATTTAAATTAGTATCTTCTGCATAAAGTTTTTGTATTGAGCCATTAGCAGGATCAACTGATTTAACTATATCATCTCCTACTGAAAAAACATTAGTTCTATTTATACCAGTTCTAGAATTATATATTCCAGAGTATATCATACTATTGCTTCTTATAGAGCTATTTGGCTCTTCTTCAACTAAATAAGCTTTTGCGCCAAAAGATACAGTTGTATTGTTATAACCTCCATTTATTCTTGATTCTTCAATAACCCAGTTATTACCTATATCCGTATTTGTAGAGCTTGGATAACCACCTTTACTTGCTGGTATACCATTAGAGCCATTCCAAACAGGTATATCTCCATAGTTTGGACTAGTTATATTAGCATTAACTTTCTTTAGAAGGAATGTATTAAAGTATTTAACTTCTACAATAGCAGCCATATTATTATTATTACTTGTTTTTTTAAATTTTTAAGAACCGTTACAAAGCGTTTGAGTTATTGGTTGTTGCACAAACCCAGCTGTTATTGCTCCAGCAGACATAGCTCTAGCGCAAACAGTGTATGTTGATCCATTATTTATAATATTAACAGTAGCAGCAGTTGGGTCTCCTTGACAATCTGTATATGTAAAACTTCCTAAATTAGCTCCATCTGTAGTAGAGTTATATAAAAATGTATAGCAAAAAGTTCTATCTATAATTAAATTAAAATTACAAACAGCGGTTGCTCCACCTGCGTCCTGAACAGTGGCGACACAAGCATATGTTCCATCAACCATACTTACTGGTGGATTGCCTCCTTGAAAATAAAATCTAGCTCTCCAATTTATAGAATTTATAAATGAATCTATTTGCACATCACCAGTTCCACTTGGCCCGTAATCTACACCGCTTTTAGTAACAGTTATTGACCATGTTAAATCTTTATTAGTATTTAAACCCAACACATTAGAACCGTTTTGAGAATCTAAAATATGAAATGTCCCTACACCACCACCACTAGTTCCTGGTACATAAGTAGCTGGATTAGTACAACTTAATATAATTGGACTAACATTTTGTAAAGATACAGGTCCTTGACTAATAAAAGTTTCTACACCTGAAGGATAATTTATTTTAAAATTAAATAAATAAGTTTGACTAGTAGTATTTTGATTACTATAATATAAAAAATCTTGAGTTTTTACATTATATTGACCATTTGTATAATCTACTAAAGCAAAACTAGAAGTAACATCATTAGGTGGTTCATTATAATCTAAAACACTTTCTAGTTCTATTTGGGGTGGAACAGTAGCTGCGTATGAAACATTATTACCAAATTGATCAACTATTAAAAAATTAGTAGTTAATATATTGTTGTTGTTTCCTAAGCTTTCTAAAAATGTTCCTGTATAATTAAAGCCACTTATATTAACTGAATCATTTATTCCTCCTAAAACAGCAGTATTTAATTCACTTATTAATCCTGTGCTTGTAGTTTCCCAAAATATATCTAAGTTTGAATCTACAGGATCTGTTTCCATTACAGCTAGCTGAGGCATATTTACAATTCTAGGAGTTGTAGGAGACGTTGAGTTAGCATTTCTAAAAGGTGTAGGTGAAAATGTTATAACATCACCAGCACCTGTTGATGTTGTTGCTCCACTTGGATTATTTATACTTACATCAAAATTACCTGCAGCAGGAGTTAATTTGACTACAGTACAACCATCTGGAATTCCAGGACCTGATATTTTTTGACCAGGTACTATTCCACTTGTAGGAGAAATACTAGCACCAGTAATTTGAAATTCAAAATTAGGACCAGCTTGATTAACACCTGTAGCTTCTGCTGTTGTTATAACTGCTTGTATACCAAATTTACCTGAAGGTGTATTTATTCTAGCAACTAAAGGATCTGCATCAACATTGTAAAACTCAATAGGAGCAGAATAATTAACATTATTAATACCATTAAATAAATCATCATCTGTTGCTATAGCACTTACAATAGGAGGTAATAATCCAGGGTAATACTGTTTATTAGTTACGTCAGCTGTATACGGTCCAACACCCTCGTTATTATTTAAGTTTTCTACTCTACCATGTAGTATCACACTGCTTCTAAATAATTTTTGCTCAGGACCAACCTCGGTTAAATCACGAGGTACTTTATTTATATTGTCATTTATTAATACAGCATGAGATGTTTTACCAAGTTCTTTATTTATATCTTCTGGATAAGCAGCCATAACACCAGGTAAATACACGTTATAATATTCTTGTTCTGTTTGTTTTACTACAATTTTATATGAATACCACCCGGTAGGATTATAGTCTATACTTGTAGTATCATTATTGTATAAACCAGTAGTTGATCCACTTATAGGGTCGTTAAATAAAACTTTTAATGAGTTTCCTAAAAAAGTTCTAGCAGCAATATTACTATCAATATACGGGTTAAAAACTGTAGAGCCTAAATAATTTTTATTATTTAAACTTACGGAATTATCTGAAGAAGAAAGTATTACACTAGATTGTCTTCCATATCTATCAGATAAAACAACACCTACTTGATAATTTCTATTTTGTTTTAAAGAAGAATTAGGATATTCAACAGAGCTTGTAGTATAAGCTGTAGGATTACTACTACTAAAAGTTAAAACTGTATTATCAGGTAAACTTTGAGTTAAATTGTTGCTTATAGTTAAAGTTGAACCAATGTAAGAAACTACAACTGTGTTAGCTGGTATTCCTGGATTACTAGCTGTTACAGTCATTCCATTATTTATAACACCTGTTATTGTATCTATAGCAAAATTATCTGCTGTAGCACCTGTAGCTCCATTAACTAACGCGCCGCCAGTACCAATATTAAATTCTGTTTTTTCACCTATACCTACATTATAATTTATTGTAGAAGGTGGATTATGTTTATTTTGAAAATTACCATAAACAATTCTATTACTTATAACCTCTTGACTTAATGCTTTTACAGGAACTACATCATAAGTTCTAGTTGTTTCACTTGATGGTAAAGTTTTAACTGGTTTAGTGCTTTGATATTCGTATTCAAAAATACTAGGATCACCAAAAGTTAAAACAGTATTATTAGCTAAAGTTTGCGCAGTAGATAAAATAACAGTAGTTCCATCAAAACTTACAACAGTAGGACTATTAACTATACCTGTACCTGTAACTAAAGCGCCAACTCTTATACCGCCTGTAACAGTATCTACAGGAATAGAAGTAGTAGCAGCTGGTGTTCCATTAACTTCAGCAGTACCTGTTTGATTTTGTATTGTTGATATTGAAACGCTATCAACTACGTTTATATTGTTTGTATCAGATTCTTTATATAAAATATCTATTTCTTCTACTTTTAAAATACTTTGCATTTGAGTAGAGTTATATGGCAATGGTATTCTAAGTAAAATTTTATTTACTTTATTTTCCATAAACTCTACAGTTGTAGTTCTATAAGTATCTTCTTCGTCTTGTATTTCTAATATAGGTGAATTTACAGCGTTAGGAGCTATAGTGCTACTACCACTTGTGTTGTTACTATTCACCTTATACATAAAATATCCATCTTGTTTTGGTATAAAACAATCTTGAGTAAATGGAGACATTATAGAATATTCACCATCAATAAATTTAAACCTATAACCAAATCTTACAAATTTATCATGTAAAAAATCACTATCACCGTTATAGTCTATTTCATAATATTTATTGTAATTAAATATAAATTGAGGATTATCAGTAATAGTAAGCGTAGGTATAATATTAGCTGGTATAGTTACATCAAAATATGTAGTAGCTCCTGGATTTCCACCAACAACATTACTAACAGTTGCTGTAGTTTCGTAAAAAACACCATCTAATATATATGCTATAGTTGCACCTATTATTAAATCACCTTCAAATGAACTTTTTAATATTCTTAAACTAGTTGATGCAGTGCTATAATTATTGGATAAATAACCAATACCACCATCAGGATAATGTTTACTAAAAACATCGTATAGTGTTGTTTCATAATTAGTGTCAGATACTGCCACATCAGAAGCAACCCTATATAATTCAATAGCTTTATAAGGATTATATTTAGCTACAGATATTTGATCTTCTGTAGTATAATAAGTAACTCCATTTACTAAAGCTAATGATACATTTATTTTTCTTGGTTGATTTCTATTATCTGTAAAAAATAATAATTCTTCTAATATATTAACACCTGTTATTGGAAAAAGTGTAGAAAAATTTAAAAAATCACCTTCAACTAATATAGAACCTACTGAACTAACAGCGTCATACATTACTATAAAAGAAGATTTATCTGCTCCAGGTGAAACTTTATAATCACTACCAGTATTATCTGTTAAAAATAAAAAAACTCTATTATTTATTTCATCAGTGCAATAACCTATAGAAAATAAGTTATCATTATTACATAGTTGTCTAAAATCAAAAGATAAAGCATTTCCTAATACATTTTCTAATGCACCAACGTTTTGACCTTCAGATTTGCTAATCTGAGTATTTACCGCGTTTCTATATTCACCATTAGGTATTAATCGATCATCAAGATCTTTGTTCATTCTACCCTTTAGAAAATTATTGGTTATTTTTGCCATTAAATTTTAGTGTTTTATCCATTTAGATTTACCACGCATAAGCTGTGTAAATTCTTGTAGCTTTATATTAGATAATCTTATTTTAGCATTACGCAAAGCAGCGTATCTATCTTTTTTGTATCTTTGTACTAAATGCTCTGGTTGATTAGCTCTTGTAGATACTATATTATATAATATACTTTTATACATTGCTTCTTCCGCCATTTTAGGTACTTTAGTATCTAAGTCGTAAGCAAGTCCATCAGAAATATATTCTAACACAACTAATTTATCTACTAAATTACTAGAAAAAGTAAACTTACCTTCTCTTTCATCAATACCAAACCAACCGTTTACTTGAGATAATGTAGGGTCTAAACCGTATAATCTACCCCAGTTCCATGGTCCATTTAAACTATATAAATCTGGATTAGCATAACCATAATAATCAAAATCACGATACCATTCACCATTTAATAATTTAGTATTAGCTTTTTTCCATCTTTCTTCTGTTATAGATGTACCTTCTAAGTTTTCACCAAAATTATCTTGAGTTGGTACAGAATCACTGTCTTGTATAAAAGTATAATATGGATCAGTAGTTAGGTTGTTAGCTGGATATAAAGGTCTTTTTACACCTAGTTGGTCTATATAACAAAAACTTACATAGTTTACATAGTCTTGTGGAATTATTAAAGACAATGTTGAAGGCACAGTTAATTCAGATGATTTTATACTTTTCAATGTATCATAGCTAAATTCTTGTAAACTTCTTTTTGCAAAGAAAACTACATCAGATTTTTTGCATGTCTGCACAACTTTACCGTCACCTACATAACCAACCATAAAGTTATTTACAATATCGTTAAGTTTTATATACTCATATCCACCGTAATTATCTTCTACAGTTTCACCATAAGCATCATTATTTCCGTACTTACCACCATCTAATTTTTTAAGCTGCACAACTATATAAGCGTTTGCTCCTGGGTTTCCTGTAATAGTAATTGTATTATTAGCTACAGTGTAAGCAGCTGTATACTCTGTAAAACTTCCTGGAAAACCTGTAGTACTAGTATATAGTTTAAAATTATTTAATATATAGTTTTCATTTGCAGGATCATAATTTTTAAAAACTAAATCAGTATCAAAAGTAGTTGTAAATGATTGACCAGCTGTATTTCCAGCATCACCTCTAAAGCCTTGAGCGCCTTGGTAATATTGTGCGTTAGTTTCTGTTATTTGTGACATTATGATTTTTCGTTTTGTTCAACTTTTGCCGCCTCTTGAATAGCAGTTTGAATTATAGTTGGATCATTTATTATTACCCCAGCGTATTTTAAAATACCTGTAATTATATTTGTTTGCTCTGATATATCTAGTTCAAAGTTAGTAGAACCACCAGCGTTATAAACATATTGACCTACACTACCTAATGTAAAAGCCCATACAGGTGAAGATGGTTTAAATAAACAATTTATATTTAAATTGTTAGGTTGCGGTGATACTTTTATTAATACAGATCCTCCAGTTCCTCCTGATTTAGTAAAACATAAAGGATACTGTTTTGTTGGAGCTGTTAATTTAGACCTAGTTATTTTTTCAAAATCACTTTTACTTGTTAATTGAGTTATTGAATCAAACTGTGGTTGACCAGTATATGTAGATATAATTTCTCCTAACTTATAAATAGTTCCAGCACCTGTATATTCCCAACCTAGAATACCAGCACCAGCATTATACGTAAAAGCAACACTCTTTTCAAAAGGATATAATTTATATGAAATATCTTTAAAGACATTGAAGAACTCAGTGTCATTTTGTGTGTTTTGTTGATTTTGACGGTTTACTTGATTACCATCAGGAAAATATGAATTAAATATTTCTTCTTGTACTTGCGTAGCTAGACTGTTAAACTCAGTAGGAGTTACATATCCTCTTTGTTCTTTGTTTAATATGTACAAGACTGTAGTATATACTGTATTTATATTTACCATTTTATATTTTTATTATAATACAGAGGTGACTTTCGTCACCCCTTATATTATTATCACTTGTTAATTTAGTTTTTTATCTATAGATTTATAGATTTCAACACCTTCATCAGTTTTCAAGAAAGACGCAAATGCCGAGTATGGATTTTCATCAAACGGTACATTCATTAACTTTCTATTATTTGAACCCCAATAAAATGTTCTTTGATCTTGAGATAAAGTAATAACACCTTCTTCTTCAGCTCTAATAGCTAGGTTTCTAAGCATTACATTTTCATCTTTAGCTAATTCTATAAATAACTTTGGATTTCTTTTAGCAAATAAAAGTAAATCTCTTTTTATTTCTTTAGAACTCATTAAACCAACTTTTGAACCTAACTCAACTCTCATTATTGCTTCTGCTTGATCAATATCTATATTTCTAGCAGCATTTAAAGCGTCAATTTCCCATTCAATAACATCTAATTCATCTTCTGCGTTTTGAATTGGTTTAAATTCATAATATACTTTGTCTTTTAGTGGATGGTATATACTTAACAGTTTTTGTAAAGCAATATTTTTTGCTGGAACAGTAAGCTTACCATCTCTAAAAACAATGTGACCAAGAGTTGCTTCTCCTTTTTGCTCATCTGCAAGAGGTGAAGACATATTGGTGGCATATCTTATTTCTCTTTGTTTTTGTGTTTTTGGATCAAACCATAATAAAGCATGTTTTCTTGTATGCTTACCTGGTATTGTTAATGTTAAAGGTGTTCTTCTACCTTTTAATAGATATAATCTATCTTTTACTTCCCATTCAGGTTTTACAACCTTAGGTGTTTCTTTTTTAGGTTCTGCAACAGCCACTGGCTCTTCTACAACCTTTTCTTCTTTTTTCTTTTTTGTCATGATATAATAAAATTAAATAAGTTAAAGGTATATGGGCGCCGAAGCGCCCTTACCTTATAAATAATTACACTCCTTTGAATAATACAAAGTTGTTAGCAGCTTGTGTTACTAAACATCTTTCTGATAGGAAGTTAATTTCCATAGCATCAAGAGTTGAAGTAAATGCACCACCTGCAGAACCAGTCACCCAAGACTTCATTCTTCTATCGTCAGCTTGAGAAGCTCTATATCTAACGTGTAAGAAAGGTCTTCTAATGTTGGTTCCTAAAACTTGATCATAAACTGTAGAAGTTCCAGCTGGTACTAATACACCTTCGATTGAGTTAATACCTGTAATCGCGCCTCTTGTAGAAGCATCATTTAAATATTTCCAATCAGTTTTGTAAAAGTCGTAAGAACCTCTTCTAAATCCTGAGAATCCTAGGTTAAGCGCCATTTCTTCTGAATTTTCAAATAATCCATAAGCAACACCACCTTGTCCACCAGCAGAAATGCTAGCTAACATATCATCAAAATCTAGAGCAGTTTGTCTTTGTAAGAAAAGCATGTTTTCTTCGATAGCTCCTTGAGTATCTAGGTTTTTAAGAATTTCATCAAAGTCAGAAATACCAGTTGCAGCAGTAAATCCTACTTCAACATTACCTCTGTCTTCAATAGCAGCAAATAAACCTTGAGTACCTGGTAACTTGTCAATTTGATAAGCACCACCACCTGCAGCTGTATTCAACTCACCTTCAACACATACCATTTCTAAATAATCCTCAAATCTTAATCTAGTTTCAGACTCAGCTTTTAAATACCATAAGTATCCAGAAGCACCATCTTCAGTAGCAACTTCAACCCAACCGATTTGCGCCATATCAGAACCACTTACTACGTATTGGTTTCTAATAATAACTGGTGAGTTAGAAAATTGTTTAAAAGCAGGATCAACAGATATTCTTTCAGCACTAGCACCTGTAGCAGTTCCAAGTAATGTAGAACGACCTTTACTATATGCAGAACCGTAAACAAATACTTTAAGACTTCCAGAATTAAAGTTGTTTGCAGCAGTATACTGAACACCGTCCCATGCTTGTACTGTAATGTTACCAACACCAGGTCCACCAAGAGTTACAGCAGTAACAATTGCTTTTCCTGAAGCACCAGTACCTTCATCTAATACAACTACAGTGTCATTTACAGAAATAACCATGTCTTGATCAGCAGCAGCACTTAATGTTAAAATAGTACCAGCACCATTTGCGGTCATATTTTTATATGCAATATGTAATCTATTTTGCTCAGACCAGATTACTTGGTCAGAGGTCATTGGCATTTCTGCACCGACCATTCTTAAAAATCCAGATAACGTTCTGTTTCCATAACGCTCTACTTCAGCTTCGTAGACCTCTGGTAAATACTGTTGGATAAAATCATTTGCATTCGCAGCTCCAGTGTTAAACTTTAAATAATTGCTATTTAAAAGTTCTTGAGACTGAGACGGCACGATTTTACCAAACTGTGGACTTAATGTACCCATAATTAATAAATTTTAAATTAGTTAAACTTTTTTGTTTTAATTTTAAGTTTTGTAGAGTCTGCACCACTAATCGATTTTACTTTAAAGCCACCAACGAAAACTTCACCTGTATTACCTTGTCTAGCTTTTACATCAGAAAGGTTTTTAGATTTGTTAACTACATCCTTAACGGCATCGGCTTTGCCTTGTTCATAAAAATGAGTAGCGATCTTATCTACGTTTTCAGCAGCATACATTGCTTTATGATAACCAGCCGGGTCTACTACACTACCATCTGCATCTAGGAACTTCCCTATCAGATTGTTAATGTTTGATTGGTTTTCTGCAACTGCATCACGATTTTGTATGTTATACTTGTACTTTTTGCCTCCAACTTCAAAATCAAAACCTTTGAATTGATCACTGAAAAGCTGTTTAGTACTTTGTTTAAACTTCGCGTGTAGTTGCTCAGCCTGTTCTTGCTGTTTATTGTAACGATTAAAAAAGTCCATTGCTTTTTGCTGCTCTTGAGTTACACCAGGACGTAATTTAATTTCGTCATAGTATTTATCTTTCAAGTTGTCTAGATATGTTCTAGCTTTAGCAACTTCTTCTTTAAATGCTAACTTTTTCTTTCGTATATCTTTTTCCTCATCAACATCTGCGTCCCATGTAAAATCTTCTAAAATAAGATTTACATCTTCAGAATCTAAATGAGGTTTATTTTTTTTGTAATATTCTTTTAACAATGCTATTTCATCAATATTACTATAGTCGGCGTTTAATCTAGCGTAATCCTCTATAGTACCACCTGTTTCTTTCATGAAGCTAATAAGTTTTTCTACGTTTTCAGGTAAATCTACAGTTGGTTGTTCAACTGGTTTTACTTCTGGCTGTTTTACTTCTTGTTTAACTTCTTGTTTTATTTCTTCTTCAGTTACTTCTTGGATCGGAGAAAACCCTTCAGTAGTCTCGTTGGACTCTTGTACAGGTTCTCCCACCTCTGTGCTATCTCCGGATGGTTTTTCCACAGATACCTCCTCTGTTTCTCCGATTTGAATGGCATCGTCTTCTTTTTTAATTTCTACTTTTTTAACATCAGGCTCAACTTCTACTAAAGGTTCCTTAATACTTACCTTTTGTATTTCTTGTTTTTTATCACCTAATTGTTTTGGTTTTTTCGGTTTTGATTTACCTTTTAAAGTAAATTCACCTTCTTGCTTCACCTCTACGGCTGCTTGTTTTTCTGACATAATATAATATAATTAAATAGTTAATACTACATAGAAGGATTCATCATTGAACTAGATTGTGCTTCAAAGTCTATTGCTGGACCATCTACATTTCTTTGCTCAATCATTTGACTCTGTTGAGTACCTTCCATTTTTATTCTTTTATCTTTACGATTTTCTTTTTCTTGTTCTTTTACTTGTTGATTTGAAACTTCTAATTGTTTAAGTTCCATGTCATTTTTATGTTGCTGCATCATTTTCTGTTGATCTAATTGTGCTTGCAACTGCATACGATCTTTTTCAAATTCACTCTTAGCTTTTTCATATTCTACATTAGCACCAGATATAGCTTGTTGTTTTTGTACTTCTGCCATAGCTGTTTTTTCTGCTGCTGCTGCTTGAGCTTCACTTTGAGCTTTAATATTAGCTTGTTGTGCTAATTGATCTTGTTTAGTTTTTTCTTTACGCTTTACTTTTAACATTTGATTAGCTAATTTAAGATTTTTAATTTGTCTTAAATCAATAGCGTCTTCAACATCAATGTTTTTAGCTTGTAAAGCTATTTGTATATTAGCTTCTAACTGTTGTTTTTCTTCTTCATCTGGTTCTAATTCTAAGAAAATACCAAAGTCATGTAAATTAAGATTAACAACTTCATCTAATGTTTTAATGTTATATGTTGATATAGAGTTCTGCAGTGAGGCTCTAGTTAATGGAAACTCTAAAGCATCAGCTACTTTTAAGCTAATATTTTCTGCTAATTTAAGCGTTAAAAATAAGCTAGACTGTACAATATGTCTAGTTGCTACATTTGATGCGTTAGCGGCTAGTTTCTGTAGTCCTACAAGCGTGTTACGATCTGGTAAACTACCATCTCTAGCTTCATTTAGTCCCGTCACGTCTCTTATCATCTGTAAATAATATTGATAAGTTTGTATAAGACTTTGTATCTTACCTGCACCTGTACCAGAATTAAGTTCTTGTATTGGAACTTTACCTGGATTCATATCGCCTTCTTGCGTTAAGCTTCTACCAACAATACTACCAGTTTGGAAATACATATTTAATGCTTCTGCTGGATTATAATTAGTACCATTACCTAAATCAACTTCAGCAAGTCCGTCCATATCTAAGTAAACACCATCTGGCACCATACGAGATATAACTTGTTGTAGTTTTAAGTGTGTAATTTGAACCATATCAGCAAAACCAGTACACTTACTAACTAATGATTCTATTCTGCCCTTATAAATTCTAGGTGCGCATATAGCGTAATTCATTTTAACTTTAGTAGTATCAGCATAAGGTCTTGACATGTTTTCAGCAAGTTCCCATTTAAGCATTGTATTAGTTCCTAAAACTTTAGCACCACTATACAAAACTTCAATAGATCTTGAAACTCTTTCAAACATATCGTTTTCTGGTGGATTAAATGTATCTGGCTTTTCAATAGCTTTCATTAATCCTTGATCTGTTTGTTTTATTTTAAATACTTGGTTATGATATGTTTTATAATCAAAATATAAAACTTGCACTGTATTAGAATCATAATCGCCCCAACCAGTAATATAAGATTTATTACCTGGCATTGCTTGTATTCTTTTTAATTCTTCTTCAGATATATTAGGAAACTCTTTTTTAAGTTCTGGTATTGTAATTGCTTTTAATTCACCTACATAGTATATATCTTCAAAATTTGGATCTTCTGTATAAGAATATACCATATATGCTGGATCAACATAATCAACAGTAATACCTTCAGCTGTGTTAAAACTAGTTTTAGCCGCGGCGATACCACAAACAGCTAAATCCATATTTAATCTACGTCTAGTTAAATCATATTTATTTTGAGCAAGTATACTAGATATAGCTTCTTCTTCTGCTATTTCCACGCTCTGCTTGTATGATAACTGCATGTGAAGCTCTAGCTCTTCTGTAGTTTCTGGTATTATATCTGTATTAGGCGTTTGATATAAATCAATACCTAAAGTATTTTTTAAGTTATCTAAATATTCTTTAGACAACATATCTTCATATATTTTAGAAGCGTAGTTAGTTCTTTTCTTTATTGATTCAGGGTCTTGAGCATAAGCTTTTATATCATAAGTTTTTGACGATATACCATTTACCACTATATCTACAAACTTAGACAATATTGGAACTGGTTTCCAGTCTAAGTTTAAATAAGATAAATCACCATTAATAGCTAACTCATCTTTGTATTTTTGTATTGATTGTTCACCCCTAGCATAAGATCTTAACATGTGGAAATTATTCCAATTAGTTAAGTATCTATTACCACTAGTCCTTCCTTGCGAAAACCACTCTTGCTCTATAGCTTGAGCAACCTGTGTTCCATACTCAATACTAGCTTTTTCTGCGTCACTTACTACTTGACTTGGAAAAGGACTATTAGTGTTAGTGTATATATTCATTTAACTTATAATTTTTGATGTCGATCCTTTATTATTATATTTTTTAATACCTAAATCAACAGGCTTTAATTCTCTTTTTGTTACAGGCGTGTATCTGTGTTTATTACAAGCCATAAGAGCTAAACCTGAACTGATCGAAGCATCATGAGTTGTTCTGTTGTTTATATTAAATTTTGCCCAGTCTTCTAATGTTCTTTGAAAATACATATCTCCATATCCAGTTTCTTTTAAACCTACAAAAGTTTCTACATATGTTTCTATTGCTGCAGCATGAGCTTGTTTAATATCTTCACTAGAATTAGGTATACCACCTATTTCTCTTTCTGTTACAGATAATTTATTTCTTGCCTTATCAGGTCTATTCATTGCAAAACCTCTATAACCTCTACGCTTAAAATAATACAATAATCTTGGTTTATTATTTTCAGCAAGTATTGGCATACCATAAAATACACAAGCCATTAATACATCTTCAAAAAATATTTCAGCTGTTTGTGGTCTTGCTATATACTCTAGAAAAAAGTGATTTGGTGGTGCATTCTCCATACTAAACTTGGTTAAACCATGTAAAGAGCCGTTAGAACCTCTTTTATCTACTGTACCTGATATATCATATGGGTCACAACCAAAAGCTCCCATATGTTCATTACCTGGATAATTTACACCATTTTTAATGTATCTTCTATTTTGAACCATTAAATCTGGTATCCAAGTAATGTAAAACCTTCCTTGTTTGTTTGGTATAAAAATAACTTTAGTATCTTGTTTTCCATCTTCCCACTGAAAATTACCTTGCGTTATATTTATACTGTTTTTTAAATCTTCATTAAAATCTATTTGCTCATATATTTTAGTTAGATTAAATAAAGATTGTTTTGATTCGTCTCTAAAAGCATGTTTAGTTGTACGTGGAAACTGTCTATAAAATTCATTTAAAGCATCTTGATCTTCTTTTAATCCTTCTACTTCATTTTCCCAGTACTCTACAACACCTTGTTTTATTTTTATTCCGTGAGGATCTTTAACTTCTTTTTTCGGTGTATCGAATACAGGTAATCCATAAGAATCAATGTATCCTTCGTAATTCCATTCCATAGGTATGAACAAACTATATAATCCTGAGCGAGTCTGTCCATTGCTGTTTCTTTTTGTGACGTCTGAGTCATCGTATAATTTTTTAAATTCTTTACCTCCTTTATCTAAAGCATTTGATGTTGAACCCATCATACACTTTCCAATAATTCTACTACCTAACCTTAACGTGGTCTTCGTGACCCTCCAGTTGTTGAGGATGTTGTTCGGCTTCTCCCATTTACCGGACTCGTCATGAACGAGGAGTTTGAGTTTCTCACCGTCATAGGAGTTATCACCGGTGTTCTTCCAATCGATGGTGGTGTCAAGTCCCTGTAATTCGTCCTGTAAGGTTTCATCGGCGGAGGCGGTGAGCTTACGACGGGTGTACTTGGTTGCTGGGACACGGTAGGCAAGTTCGGTCTTTGGACGGTCCATTCCGTCCTGGGTCGGCTTGAAAAAGAAGGGATAATTAACTGATATGGGTACCACCTTATCTGTGAACATCTTCTTTGCATCAGGACCGGACTTGGA